AGACATGGGTGGTGAAGAAATGCCGATGGATGACATGGGTGGTGAAGAAATGCCAATGGATGACATGGGTGGTGAAGGAAACGAAGACCAAGTAACATTTAAAACTATTCAAAAACTAACAGGTAAATTAACTCAAAAAATTAGAGTTCTTGATGGTGAAGAAGGTATGACATCTGAAGATGTTAAATACGTTATTAACATGGTATTATCTGCACTTGATTTGACTTCATTATCTGAAGAGGATAAAGAAGATATCATGAGTAAATTTGAAGAAGACGAAACTGAAGATTATAGTCAAGAGGATGATATGGATGGTGAAGATATGACTGACGATAGTGAAGTTGAGGATATTCAAGCGGATATGGATGTTCCTGTTGAAGGATATGAATTAGGTGAAGATTATGAAGATAGTCGTTATTCTGAAGATTACGATGAGGATTATGATGCTAAAAAGTCAAAAGGTTATTCAAATCACGGAGCAATGTTTGATAGTATCTTTGGAGAATCACAAGTAGATAAAGTTATTTCAAAATATTTTGAAGTTTCTAAATCAGAAATTAGAGAACAAAAAGAAAGACAAGTACAAAAAACTTTACAGAAAAAATCTATTGTTAAAACTATTATGGAATCAGTTAGTAAAATGACTGAAACTATTGAACAAGAATTATCTGCAGAAAAATTTGTAAAAGAAAACATAAATTCTAAATTTATTGGAATTACCAATAAAAAGAATTTAATATTTGAAACTAAATCAGGTCAAGTTAAAATTACACCAAACGGAGAAATTTTATGAGTTATTTAACTTATGTTAATGGACTTGGTCCTAACTATAAGGGAGATAATTTATATGAGTTTATTTTTTCAGATAGTTTGGATGTTTGGGGAGATTCATGGGAAAGTAAACCTTCCAATGGTTATCCAACACCACCTGAATTAAAATATATTAAGAAAGTAGGAGTTCTGAGAAATACTGATTTAAAATTGGAATTGATTCAGAACTCCGATTTTTTTTGTATGATAGATGCAATGGATGATATTGTTGCATTAACATGGGAAACAGAAGAATTGGAAGGTCAAAAAAGATTGGTCTTTAGATTTGGAAGTACCGAACAAGAAATAAAAGATAAACTCTATGAACGAGATTTAATTTTAGAATTTGAAAAGAAAGTAGTATATGAAAACTAATATAAAAGCACTCAAGTTGGTTGAAAAAGGATTATCACCCAATACAGTTAATAAATTAACTGAATCACAAATTAATGTATTATATTCAAAATTATTAGGTGAAGCCTCAGTAAGTGTTAGTAGTAAAAATCCAAACGCCGCTCAGATTGCAAAGGATATGACCGCAAAGGGAGTTAATGTTACTATGACAGAAAAAGAACTTGATGAGGATGCCGATTTAGATGATTCTGCAGAAAAAGAAGGCGGTTATGACCCTGATGCTGGTAATAGTGTTGGAAATGATAACGGTCCGTCTAATGATGATGGGTTTGGTGGCGGAGATGACGGTATGGGTATTTTTGAAGAAGATAATGATAGACCAAATGCTTGGGCTATTTGTCATACACAAGTTGGTCCTAAAAAATCAAGAAAATGGGAAAGATGTGTTAAAGAAGTAAAAAAACAGTTGGGAGAAGGAAAAAATCCCGTATCTTTGTTTTTAGAATCTCAAATACAAAAAATAGTGGAAAAACATATGCCTCCTAAAATTACAAAAGGTGATTTAGTAAGATACATCTCCGAACAGGGAACTGCTCCCTCACCAACAACAAAACCAGCACCAACAAAACCTGGTACAAAACCAGGTAAAAGACCAAACCCTTTTAAAAATCCAAATCCTGGTGAAAATCCTGCTCCAAAAGCAAAAAAGGTTTCACCTGAAGACGCAAAAGAAAAAGTGATTGATGTAATAATGCAACTATTAGAAAAATAATTTATGGCAAAGAAATTAAAAGAACAGATTGATTACGGGAATACACCTGAAAGAATGGACCCAAATTTAGAAAGAAAATTGGCTAGTCCTGAAGGGATGTATGCGACAAATCCTGCAATGAAAAAAGGTGTTGCTGATGTTCAAAGATTGGTTAGTAAAAGATTCCAACAAGTTGCTGATAAGTTAAGACAGGTTACAGGTATTCAAGATTTAAGTTCTAAACAAGTCCAAGGTATGGTTTATCAAGAAATGATGACAAAACTTCCTAACATTATGAGAATTGAAGCAGCTCACAGAGATGAGTTAATTGAATTAGCAAAAGAAGCGTCTTTAGATGATGCTGAAGTTCCTGAAGGAAGATATCAAATTGAAGCTAGTTTGGGTATGCCAGATACAGGTAATTTTAGAATGGAACCTGAAGATGATGAAGACGAGGAAGAAGAAGATGAGGAAAAATTACAATTTCCATCTTTTGACCTTGATGAGTTAACTGACGAAGAAATTTTAGAATTAGAAAAACACAAAAGGAATATTATTAATGCACTTATTCAAGGAGCAGCAAAAAAAGGACATTACCTTTTTCAAAAACCTGACGTTAAGTCAAGATTAGATGCAATTGACCCTTCATTATATGGAGATTATTTGGGTATCATGGCCATCAATGATTTCATGTACTTTAGTATGGAACAGATGATTGAACAGATGAGTCAAACTGGTCAAGGTGTTGCAGGTAAAGTTGAATTAGGTGATGCTGACGATGAAGAAGGAGAAGAAGGTGAAGAACAACCTGACACTAAAATTATTGCAACAGGATTAATTTTCCCAATTCTTTGTCATGAAATTATTAAAGGTTTAGAAGAAGCTAAAGGTAGAGCTGGTTTACCATCAGACCCTGGTATGAGAGAAAAAGTGTTAGGTCAAACTGATGTATTATCAAACGAACCAATGCAATTACGTATCGGACCTGAAATTGTTGAAAAAATACGTTTCGCATTACCTGATGATATTTTTGACCCTGAATATAAAGGATTGATAAATTTTTTCCATGTATTACTATATCAAATAGACGCTAAAGAATTCTTAGAAATTATTGGAAATGCCATCTCTGAAGATTCTTCTAAACTTGGTAAAGCTAAAAAACGATTTGAAGAAATTGTTAGAGAAGCTAAACAAATGCAAGAGGAATTTGAAAATTATAAGGAAGAAGAAGATATTGATTCCGATGAAGACGATGATGAAGGTTTAGATGATTTCTTAAGTGGTTTAGGCATAACAAGACCTAAATAAAATATGTGAATAAAGAACAACTTATTATAGAGTTAACAAAGTGTATGAGGAGTACTCCTTATGCACTTCGTACTTATTTACAAACATACGATAATACAGTATCAAAATACGTCCCATTAGACCTATTCCCCGACCAAGTTAGTTTAATTGAAGATTACGACAAATACAATGAAAACATTGCATTAAAGTATCGTCAGGCGGGTGTAACAACCGTAACAGCGGCTTGGATATCAAAAAAATTGGCATTTGCCCAAAAGAACAAACCTGAAAAAATTCTTATTATTGCCAACAAGTTAGATACATCAATGGAGATGGCTAACAAAGTTAGAGGGTTTACCGAACAATGGCCAGAATGGGTTGGTATTTCATTCTCAAAAGAAAAAAACTCACAAAGACATTTTAAACTTAATAATAACTGCGAAGTTAAAGCAGTTGCAACATCAAAAGATGCCTTGAGGGGTTATACACCAACCATTCTTGTATTTGATGAGGCGGCGTTTATCGAGGCAGACTCAGATTTTTGGTCAGCTTGTATGGCGTCCCTATCTACAGGTGGTAAAGTTATCGTTGTATCCACACCAAACGGATATGACCAAATTTATTATGAAATCTATGACCAGTCATTAAGGAACATGAATGATTTCAAAATATCTGAGATGTTTTGGTATCGTGACCCAAGATATACAAAAGATTTGTATATGGTTAAAACTCCTGATTTGGTACATTTTCTATTAAATCGAGAAGAATATTCTGAAAAAGATATTGTTACATTATCAATGGAAAATCCATATGAGAGAGACCACTCTGTTGTAACCGATTATATTAAACAAGGATATAAACCATGTTCTTCTTGGTTTGAGGGTATGGTTAAGAAGTTGAAATTTGATAGAAGAAAAGTAGCTCAGGAATTAGAATGTGACTTTTTAGGTTCGGGTGATAATGTATTCGAATCTGAATTGATGCAAGAAATATCTAAAAATACTTTACGTGAACCACAGGCAAAACTAATGGGAGGTTCGCTATGGATATTTAAAGAACCTGTAAACGGACATAAGTACGTAATGGGTGTCGATGTGTCAAGAGGTGACTCTGAGGACTTCTCGTGTATCCAAATCATCGATTTTGATGAAAGAGAACAGGTATTAGAATATGTTGCCAAAGTTCCACCAGATGTTGTAGCGGAAATTGCATATAAATGGGGAACAATGTATAATGCTTACTGTGTAATTGATATCACAGGAGGTATGGGTATTTCCACATCAAGAAAATTACAAGAATTATCATATCAAGCTGGATTGTATGTTGATAATGTTGATACGACTAATAAATGGAAATGGGACCCAAAAATTAATGACAGAATACCAGGTATTAACTTTAACTCAAAAAGGGTTCAAATTATATCAGCGTTCGAGGAAAATGTTAGACATGGATTTAAAGTATATTCAAGTAGATTATACAATGAAATGAATACATTCATTTATATTAACGGAAGACCTGACCACCAAAAAGGCCATCATGATGACTGTATCATGGGGGTTTCTATGGCATTATATATCGCAGAAAAATCATTCCAATCTTTGGAAAAAGTTACCAATCATACTAAAGCCATGATTAATTCATGGGCCACTAACGTTAATGAAAACAAAAACTCTTCTGAATTCTTTAATCCAATGGTTCCACAAATGGGTAGAGGTAATGGTATGGGTAATAATGGTGAAGCGACAAAAGCGGACTACCAAAAGTACGGATGGCTATTTGGTGGCTAATAAGTATTTATATTATCAAAGTAATTAGTAAAATTGTAATATGAGTGAACAAAATCTAACGGTCTGGCAGAGGCTATCGCAAACATTCGGCCCAAATTCACTGTTGAAACAGGATTATCCGACTTTTAAGTTTGATAAGAAAGAACTTTTGCGTACGCCAAATCGTGATGAATATGAAAGAGAAAAACTCCAAGCACAACAAACATTTTATTTAACAAATCAATGGGCTAAGGTTGAAAATAATTTATACTCTCAAGCAATTTATTATGAACCATCAAGATTATCAGCACAGTATGATTATGAATCGATGGAATATACTCCTGAAATTTCTGCAGCGTTGGACATCTATTCTGAAGAATCTACAACAACAAATGAAGATGGGTTTATTTTACAAATTTATTCTGAGTCAAAAAGAATTAAATCTGTATTAGCCGATTTATTTAATAATAACTTAGACATTAATACTAACTTACCAATGTGGACAAGAAACACTTGTAAGTATGGTGATAACTTTGTTTACCTTAAATTAGACCCTGAAAAAGGAATTATTGGTTGTCAACAATTACCAACAATTGAAATTGAACGTCATGAGATTGGCGTAACTGCCAAGATTACTGTGGATATCACACAGGAACAAGACCAGAATAAGAAGGCTCTTCACTTTACTTGGAAAAACAGAAACATGGAATTCCAATCATGGGAAATTGCTCACTTTAGATTATTAGGTGATGACAGAAAACTTCCATACGGTACATCAATGTTGGAGAAAGCAAGACGTATTTGGAAACAATTATTGTTATCCGAAGATGCCATGTTAATCTATCGTACATCAAGAGCACCTGAAAGAAGGATGTTTAAAGTGTTTGTGGGTAACATGAATGACGATGACGTTGAAGCATACGTAAACCGTGTTGCAAACAAATTTAAAAGAGAACAAATTGTGGATGCTAAAACAGGAAACGTAGATATGAGATTCAACCAAATGGCGGTTGACCAAGATTATTTCATTCCAGTTCGTGACCCTGCAGCGCCAGACCCAATTACAACATTACCTGGAGCGACAAACTTATCAGAAATTGCCGATATTGAATATATCCAAAAGAAATTATTAACAGCACTTCGTGTTCCAAAGGCATTCTTAGGATTTGAAGAAGTTGTTGGTGATGGTAAAAATTTATCATTACAAGATATCCGTTTTGCTCGTACAATCAACAGAATTCAAAAGAGTATGATTGCCGAGTTAAATAAGATTGCAATCGTTCACTTATTCTTATTAGGATTTGAGGACGAATTACAAAACTTTACATTAGGTTTATCTAACCCATCTACACAAGCCGATTTATTAAAAATCGATGTATGGAAAGAAAAAGTGTTATTGTATAAAGATTTGGTTGCCGACCCAGGAAATGGTATTCAACCTACATCATCAACTTGGGCTAAGAAACATATCTTTAACTGGTCTGATGAAGAAATTAGATTGGACTTACAACAACAAAGAATCGAAAGAGC